GATAAGGGGCTACTCTTAAAAAGAGTAGCAGAACCAAGACTTGCAAGTCCAGTGTGAGCTTGCGGATTGGGCAAAAAGACACGCAAAGCCGTGAAAACGGCGAAAATGCGTGCTTTTTGGAAATCAGCAAGCGTGGGACAGTACGATGCAGACAGCTACAGTTGCAAGGCATAGACAGAGGTAGACGGCAATAGGTATAGCAAGTTATACCTATACGTCGGAATCAACGAAAGGAGCGGTATAGATGAAGCGTATCAGTTATGCAAGAGGTAAAGGTAAGCTGAGGCACAACAACAGAGAGATGATTTCGCCGAACGTGGACAAAGCAAGGATTAAAGACAACATCGAGTTAAAACGGCAAAGTTTAGCCGATGCTTATGAGGAAATATTTGGCGATGCGGTGGCAGAATACAACGCAAAGCAACGCCGTTCCGATAGGAAAATTTCAGATTATTTTGAAAAAATGTTTGGCGTGAGAGCCGATACAATGAGAGCCGACACTGTCATCAAAAACGATAACAAACAGCAATCTTTCTATGAGTACGTGGTTGGGGTTGGCACGATGCACGACACAGGATATGCAAGCAGTCCAGAAGCCGCAAAAGTTGCTGTTGAGTGTCTGCGAGAGTACATGGCAGGCTTTGGGGAGCGTAACCCACAGTTCCACGTTTTTAATGCTGTGATACACCAAGATGAAGCTACACCGCACCTGCATTATGATATGATTCCATACGCTGACGGCATGAAAAAAGGTATGACTAGACAGCAAGGCATCAATAAGGCGTTGGAACAAATGGGGTATGGTACAGGCAAGCAGGCAATTGCCAACTTCACGCAATCGGAGCGGAAAGTTTTTCGTGAAATTTGCGAGGCACACGGCATAGAAATTGCCGAAGAAACCAAAGGCAGAGGGCAGACTTACTCTTGCGAGGAGTACCGCCAGACCGCCTATAAAAACAGGGCTGAAATTACAGAACAGGAAGCCGTAAAATCCAAAAATCAAGCAGAAATCGAAACGCAAAATCAGATAATCGCTGACAAAAAAACAGAAGCCGAAAATATGGTTGATGCGTTTACACCTGCACCGACAAAAGTTGAAAAAACTCTTTTTGGCAAAGAAAAAATCATTGAAAAATCAAAAGAAGAAATCGAGTTGGAAAAGCAAATGACAGCTGCAAAAATGGTGTTGTCTGAACGTGATGCGGTTGAAAAAGACAAACAAACAATTGCACAAAAACAATACCAAATCCGGCAGGATAAACAGCAACTGATGCAGGCACAAGCCACCTTACAGCGACAGCAAAAGGCACTCTCTGAGGAGCGAGAAAAACTGAAATATGTTGCCAAAAGCCAAGCCCGCTACGAGGCTGAGAAACTGCTCTCAGAGCGTGGTTACGTCCGCAAGGGTAATCCTGCACAGCAACGACTGATGCAAGCTCAGATGCAAGCACAAGCCGTCAAAGAGCGGAATAAAAATAATGATTTTGATTTAGAGAGGTAAAGAAAAATGAATGTACTAATTAAGCAGACTTGCATGACGTTTGACCCCGACTATGGCACGATTGAGAGTATAAGTTACAGCACTACATTGACCGCAGATATGCCAGTCACTGATGCGATTCTCATTATCACAGACTTCGTGGATAACTGCCTAAAACACGTTGTAAAGCGTAACAATGCTAACTATACCGAGGGGGCGTTGGCATCGGTGTCAACCGACGGTGATACTTACAGTTTTGCGGTAAAGGGCGAACCGAAAAATACAGAAACAGAATTTGATTTCGAGGTGTGATATGGATAGCAATGCAGAATTTGAGCAGTTCATCGATTTTTTAGCAGAGATGCTCGAAAAATACGGAAAAGAAGTTCTTGCAGAAATTGATACAGATACATAATGCAGAAAACACCACTTAATTATTAGCTAAGTGGTGTTCTTGCATAAAATTTAAGAGGGTGGTGAATTACCGCAGTAATACTACCACCCTCTAGTGACTGATTTTTCTGTTGTCCGTTCAACTATGCCGACCCTTACGTTCGGCAGGGGAGCGAGGAATTTCGTTGCCTTCGCCAACGCTCTGTATCTTTCGCAACAGAGTTGGTCATGAATGTGACCACCGGATTGAATCGTGTCAGCCCACGCTGTTATTATCATTATACGCTAAAACGCAAGAAAAATCAACTGAAACTATCAAATATGGAGTAAGTCGCCCTACATTCTGCAAATTAAGTCAACTCATCAAGGTTTATATCTATGTCAATATGCTCGTCTGGAAGTTGGGACAAAAGAACCACGCACTCAACGTGCCTCGATACCCTTGAATTGATAACATACGCTGACTTGTTTCCACGGAGATACGTCTTTGGGAACAAATCAGCGATTTTCCCGTTCTTGGGAAGAAGTCGAGTGTGAATGTATATTCTACGCCAATTTGTTTCAATGATTTGATTTGTGATTGAATCTCAGGAATTATCATTTCACGCATTTCTCTTTGACACCATAATTCTCGTGCGAATCCCCGAACAAACGCACTTTCGCTGACAAAATCAGAATGACTAACAAACTGAAAATCCATGCTGATGACAAAATAATCCTCGCTTAAATAGGAAGCTAACGCACGAATTATCGTCGTCTTCCCATACTATCTTCCTCGATTGATTGTAAAATAATCCCCACGGTCGATCATTTTTTTGATCTCCGCAAGTCTAGAATCCAGATTGACCATATAATGCTGCTGCGGATTGCAGGAACCCGTAATATTAAAAATTCTCTCCATAGTCATCACCCTTTCGCATCGTGATTTACTTGTTATTGAAATTATACCACAAAAAAACTGAAATTGCAAGCAGTGTGAAAGAAAAAGCTTGAAAACTCAAATATAAGTTTTCAAGCTTTTATGGTTTAAATCCGGTCGTCGCAACTGGAAACGCACGTCACAAATGATACAATGCACACCCACCAAGCAAAGGGAGTGCGTTCTGCACCCCACACCCCTCAAATTTTCTGCACCAACTCCGTCCCATCTTTCAAAACAAACACGATTTTTCCATCTCGATGCACCACTGCTTTTTCTACAGCAGCCAGCCACAACTGCGTGTCAAATTCCGGCAGCATCCCATTTTGTCCGCTTAATGCTCTTTGAAAGCCCTGAATCTGTTCCCGTCTTGCCAATCGCTCTGCTCGCTGTTCCTGCAGAGCGGTTTCTTGTTTCTGCAGCGGTTCATATTGTCCCACCAGTGCCTGATACCGTTCCTCATACTTTTCCTGATCCTGTACGATTTCACTGTTCTCCCGAACATATCCCTGCACCTGTTCTGAAATTCGCATTTTCTGCGTTTCCAGTTCCTGCAATTGATACTCCAAATCCGTACAGTCCGTAAGCAGTTCCAGCATCACCTGACAGTTTTCCAGAATCGCTTTCCGCTTTTGCAGCAATTCCTGAACGGCTGCCTGAAACCGCTGCTGTATGACGCTCTCCTGCAAATGGGGTGTCTGGCATTTGCACACCCCTTGGAATTTGTGATTGCACTGCCAGATCACCTGCCGGTATTTGCTGTTGGAATGCCAGACCTTTGCCCCGAAAAAATTTCCGCAGTCGCCGCAGACAAGCCGGGCAGCAAATACGCTTTTCCCATTGTATTGCCGCCGCAGGTTTTGCCTCCGCAACAATTCTGCCTGCACCAGTTCAAATTCCTCCGGCACTATGATGGCAGGGTGACTTTCCTCAATGTAGTATTGGGGCACTTCACCCTCATTCACCTTAGATTTTTTCGTGAGGAAATCCACTGTAAATCTCTTTTGCAATAGAGCAGAGCCCTTGTATTTTTCATTGGTCAGGATGCTTTTTACTGTGCTGGAACACCATTGCTCCTTGCCGGCAGGTGTTGGAACGCCCTGTTCTGTCAATGTTCTCGCAATGCCAGTCGGCGTTTTCCCCTCCATAAACCAACGATAGATGTTCCGAACAATCTCCGCCTCCTCCGGCACAATTTCCGGCAAGCCATCTGCTCCTTTTCGATAGCCCAGAAAATGCTTGTACGGCAGGCTGACCTTGCCATCCGCCATTCGCTTTCGCTGTCCCCAAGTTACATTCTCCGAAATAGAACGGCTCTCCTCCTGTGCCAGACTGGACATAATGGTAATCAGCAGCTCGCCCTTGGAATCCAGCGTGTAGATGTTTTCTTTCTCAAAAAACACCTCCACGCCTTTTTCTTTCAGCTTTCGCACAGTCGTCAAAGAATCTACAGTGTTTCGTGCAAACCGGCTGACTGATTTGGTGACAATCAAATCGATCTTGCCGTCCAGAGCATCTGCCACCATGCGATTAAAGCCGTCCCGATGTTTGGTATTCAAGGCAGAAATGCCCTCATCGGTATAGACTGCAACAAACTCCCAGTCTGCCCGTTCCTGAATGTACTTAGTGTAGCAATCTACCTGTGCAGCGTAGGAGGTCTGCTGCTCCTCGGAATCCGTGGAAACTCTGGCATAGGCTGCCACTCTGCGTTTCTGAACCTTGATTTCCGGCAAATGCGTTATGGGGTGAAACTTTGCTGGTATTTTTAGTACTGTCGCCATTTTTTCTGCCTCGCTTTCTCTCGCATTTCCGCCGTCCAGCTTTCCGAACGGGAACGGTCTTTCCAATGTACGGTTTGTTCCGTTCCGTCTGAAAAGCAGAATTGCAGTTCATTGGGTGCCGGAATCTGAATCTGTTCGATTCGTTCCGCAAATTGTTCCGCATCAAATTCCGATATTTCCAAAACATCACAGCAGGCAGAGAGCAGCGTATTTTCCGGAATTTGTTTTGCTGTTGGATAGTATTTTTTCCCTTTGGTGTTGTAAGTGGAACAAATCCAGACCACACCGGTCACAGTCGTTTTTCTGCGGTAATATTTGCCGCAGCAGGCACACCGTATTTTCTGCGTAAATGGATATCGGTTTGTGGTACAGGAACCGGCATATTTTTTCTGCCGTTCCGCCATTTGTTTCTGCACTGCATCAAACTGTTCCTGCGAAATGATGGCTTCATGCGAACCGGCAACGAAATACTGCGGAAGCTGTCCGATGTTAGCCACCTTTTTCTTGGTAATGTGATTTTCCCGAAAACTTTTTTGCAGCAGCAAATTTCCGGTGTACTTTTCATTGCGGAGCGTTCGCCGTACGTCCTCTGTCGTCCATGCACAGCCACGCACCGTGCATATCTGCTGTTCATTCAGCTTCTTGGCAATTGCCAGCTTACCCATACCAGACAGATAATATAGAAAAATCATTCTGACGATTTCCGCCTCCTCCGGTACGATTTCCAGTTTTCCGGATTTGGTTCGTCGATAGCCCAGCATTCGCATACTCCCGACTTTTCCCTGTTCAAAGTCCTTTCGCATCTGCCACTTTTTGTTCTCGCTGGCAGAATAGCTTTCCTCCTGTGCGTAAGATGCCAGAATGGAAAGCATCAGCTCGCCGTCTGAACTCATGGAATGAATCCGCTGTTCCTCGAAATAGACATCAACGCCCAGTGTTTTCAGTTCCCGTACCGTTTCCAGCAGGGTGACCGTGTTTCGTGCAAAACGGGAAATGGACTTTGTCAGAATCAAGTCGATTTCTCCCTGCCGGCATCGGTTCAGCAGCTTTTGAAATTCCGCCCGATTTTCCTTTGTTCCCGTCAATGCCTCATCTGCATAAACACCGCAGAACAGCCACTCCGGATTGCTCTGGATCAGCTGATTGTAATAGCTGACCTGTGCCGACAGAGAATGGAGCATGGCATCCTTTCCGCTGGACACTCTGGCATAGGCTGCCGTCCGTTTCAACAGGAACGGCTTTTTCTGTGGAAACGCAACTTTTTGTATCACTCGTGCCGTGATAATCTCCCCCTTTCCGATGACATATTACCGTACGATCGGGCAGGAGTCAAGGAATATACTGCACAAAGATAAACCGGAACGTTCGGCGATTATGGTGTTGATTTTTTGGAATTCCTCCGGCGTGACCAATCCAGCACGCATCCAGCTTTTCAAAATCGAAACAGTGGTTTGATACGTAATGATCTTATGGTAATGTTCTTTTTCCATGTGCCATTTCCTTTCTGTGCTTCCCATAGCAAAGACGGGAACAATATTTTCGGTGCGAACTGGGATAGGCAAAAAACGGCTCTTTGCAGATAGGACAGAGCTGTTGTTGTTTGCCGTTCCCCGATACAGCATGATGATTCCACCAAGTATTATGGCATTGTGTGGAACAGAATCGTTTCGGCTTTCGGTGCGGTGTCTGCACAACAGAACGCCCGCACTGCGGACAGTGTGGGCAGGATTCGCTTCCTCTCTGCCGTTTGCAGAAAGAAGCAACTGTGTTGACGGACAGCCCTAATTGGGCTGCGATTTTTTTGTAACCCAGACCGCTGCTGTGCAGCTGCCGGATCTGGTCTTTTTGTTCTGCATTCATCCAATCACCCCAAAATTATCCCAAGAAACATAACCGGTCACATACTGTCCAACCGGTGTCTTTCCGCAGAACTCCGGCTTTGTGGTGATCCGATAACGACCGTTCTTGCAGGCAATGCCGTCATAGAGATAGTAAGTACCGCTGATTCTTCTGGTTACAGATGTAGTTTCTGCACTGGCGAACAGTGGTGTGTTGGCACGAATGACAACCTTCTGTCCCTTGGTAAACTGGCTGCCATTGGTGTAGACCACATTTCCGTTGGCATCAAATACAGAATATCCGACCTTGCAGGCTTTCTTCGCATTCTCCAAAGAGGAATACGCACCAAGCTGCGACTTTGCATCTGCCCTCGATTTTCTCACACGGTAAAGCTGCTTTGTGGAAGGTACAGCAGAGGAACCTGCATTCAAATAAGACTGTACCTTTTTCTTGAACTCCGCCCAATGGGGCAAAATGTACGCAGGACACATCTTGTACCGATTGTACATGGTGTTCAACTGGTCAATCGTTCCGTTTCGTCCGTCACGAACATTCAGCCAGTGGGTATGGGTGTAGAGATGATTGATGTCTAGTCCATACTGTTTTAATAACGCTGCCGCCAATTTTGCTGCGTTGTCCTCCGACTTTTTATCAACAGAATTGTATGCAGAGGACATAATACACTCGATGGCAATGGTTCTGCGATTTCCATTACCACTGCCATCAGCGGCGTGCCAGCCGCTCAGGCTGTGGGGCAGATTCTGCCATGCACAGATATTGTCAACATAATAATGGACACGCACATCCTTCATGTTGTTATTGACGGTTGCCCTTGTGTACTGTTCCGCAGGGGTCGTGCCGCTTGCTACTGTGATCCAGTCTGTGTTATGGACGGTCACACCGATGATTTTCCCCGCCATGGAAACAGAGGGCATATCGATGTGGTTGGGATTGTGTTTGGTGAGTAAATACTCGTTGATTTTTACTCCGTTCAGAGTCGTTGTTGCATCTGGTCTTAAAATCGCCATATTACTTATCCTCCTTGTCGGTCGTTTCTTCTGTTCTGCCGATTTTCGTTTGCAGAACATCAATTGCTTTTTTGATTGCAGGCGGATACGGGATCCCCATTAAACTTGTATTTTCCACAATGGAAAGCAGTTCATTCAGGCAAAAGCTGATGCAGACTGCATCTCGGATGTAGTTGGTATTCAGCAGAATATCCATCCGAACTGCAACGACGATCAGCATCAAGGTGCAAACCTTTTTCGCCAGACCGAACCAGCCGGCTTTGGAAGAAAGTCCGCCGCTTTCCGTGTGTTTGGATTTTTTCATCATAGCGGTGATGATGCCGGTGAAAAAGTCGATTGCCATAAAGACGACCAGTGTCACCAAAGCGGAGTCCCAGCCGCCAAAAATGGCAGTAAAAAAGCCGCCGACCAAGCCGACAGCCACACAAATGGTATCTTTCATCATATTTTTAGTCCTCCAGTACTTTCAGGAATCGGATTTTCGGATGAGAATTGTTGCTTCTGCCCACCCAGGCAAGGTAATATTCGCCGTCAGAAATGCCGGTGCATTCTGTGATGGTGGTGATAAAGTTGTCCGACTGCAGCCATTGGAAATCCAGAGAAACCGCACGATTTGCATCAATCTCTGTGTTTACATACACGCCAATAGGAATGTCAATTTTCTGCGGTTTCGGCACCAGATACAGGCTTCCGGTTTCACTGGAACCCGACTGATAGGATATCACGATTTCAGCGTTTTTCGTCAAGGACAGAGACTTTGTACAAACAGTCAAAACCAACTTATCCCAGTTGAAGCACTCCTGTGAATAGGATAGTACAAAATCATTTGCTGCACTGCAAAACTGCGGATAGGCAGCCAGAAAATCTGTCATTGTCTGATAGCTGCCGTCCAGAATCATGCTGAGATTCGATGCATAGGTCGAAATGGCATCCTGTCCGGACTGAAACAGGACGGTGTAATTTCTGCCGCTTGTCAGGTTGTCGATTTGCTTTTGCAGGCTCTCCAAAGTACGTTCTGCCGTTCCGATTCTGGAAGTATTGTTCTCCACCTTTTCCGAATAGACCGTAACCTTTGTGCTAAGCCCGTTGATTTGTGTGCCGAAGCCATCCCATTGTGCGATTTTAGTGGCAGTGATCTGCTCCAATGAGGATTGATTTTCGTGGGTATGTGCCTTTTCATTCAGTGCTGCAATGGCTTCCCGGAATGTTTGGATATTGTAAGTTGTATCATCCTCGAATTCCTGAAGAGCACGCAGCAAGGAAAGTTCATTTGCCGTCAAATCATCTAAAACATCCAGATTTTTATGAATGTGTGTCTGCTGTAAAAGCGGCTGAACAGCAGCTTGAACCAGTGCTTTTACAGCATCGGTATCCGGATAATTTGTCAAATCAGGAGAAACGCCGTCCTTTCCGTCACGCCCATCTTTCCCCGGTAAGCCATCTTTCCCATTTGTGCCATCCTTCCCGGGCAAACCATCTGCACCATCTTTTCCGTCCTTGCCATCAATACCATCCTTGCCTTTCAAACTCTCCAGCCATTCTGCAGCTGTCCCCACAAAACCGTTTTCTATGGCAATTTCATAAGCAGAACGACCGTCTTTTCCGTTTGCTCCGGTTTGCATCTCGGAAAGCTTTTTCAAAAGCTGCGTATACAGATCCGGAGTCGGCGGAATTGGCGTATCCCCATCTGCAACAAACCCAGATGGTCGAATGTGAAGAGTTACTGGTACGGTTGTTGCACGCAGTGTAGTATCGCTTTCCTCATCGTAACCAAACAAACTCATTTTCACCGCACCGGGATGCAGTTCGGCAGGCAGCAAGCAGGTTGTTCCCTCTGTGCCAAGTACCAAGTTGTATGTTTCTTCGCACTGCGTGAACTGCACCACCTTGTGCAGCGTTTTCCAAGCCCCATCGAATACGAACTTCACCGAAACAAATGCGATCTGGTCAGAGGCAATGACCTCTCGCTCCAGCACCTCGATTTTTTGCTGTTTCACTAAGAATTTCATCATCCGTTTTTCACCTCGTTCCACACATCATTTTCAAGATCATACTCCAAATAGCCGTCTATGCACTGGATCTTTTTCAGATAATTGTTGTAGGAATGTTCTCCGGAGGACATCCAGTTGACCGGTTTTGTGATGGCGTTCCACTGAGCGATCGTTCCTTCATATGTGATGGCTGTTAGACTTTCACAGTATGTCAGCATATTTTCCCCAAAGGTTCTGCAATTCGCAGAAATGGTAAGGCTAGACAATGCTGTACATCTTGTAAACGCAAAAGCACCAATGGAATCACACGCAACACGAGCAGTCTTCAGCTTTGCACAGCCGCTGAAAACATACTTTCCCCATGTTTTCACGCTGGCAGGCACAGTGACTTCTGCAATGGCGGTGTGATAAAAGGCATATGACTGGATCGCAGTAACTGCCTGCGGAATGGTAACAGAAGTCAGACCGGCGGTATAGCCGATTGCAGCATCTTCCTGTGCAAAAGCAGAATTCCCAATGCTGGTCAGTGTAGCCGGCAGAGATACCGTTTCTGCATTGGCACAATGATAAAACAAACGGTCACCCAGACCAGTAATGCCATTGCTGAGCACGATTTCCTTGATCTGGCCATTTTGATAGAACACAGAATCATGAGAGGTATAATCGTAGGTTGCACCCGTGCCACGCAGCAGCAGTTTGCCGTTGTCGTAGAGAACATAGTAGATGTTTTCACCACACTGTCCGGTTGCTACAATTTCGCCTGCGGTCAAGTCATCTACTTTGGTTTGCAGTTCGGAAATCTGGCTGTTCATCACATCCAGCCGCTTTTGCAGTTCGTCCAGTGTGGCATTTGTCTTTGCCATTTCAGCGAGCATCTCCGTCACTCTGCATTTGCCAAGAATGCACTTGCAGTATCCGCATTTGCTCTCATCTGCACGATAATCCAACACATCTTCTGCTATCAGTTCTGTTGCTCCGGCTCGCAGTCGAACTGCTGCCAAGGTCAAATAGGTGGTCACATTGTTGTTGGTAAAGGTGGGAATAACAGGGTCGTTAGCAGCTGTTCCGGGGAGAATCCGAATGCCACAGGTTCGAGTGGAACGATCACAGTAGATTCCGATCGCCACATAACGATTCAGAGATTCATCTACATAGGAAGAAAGGTCGATGGTATGCAGGGTATCACTGATAAAATAGTGTCCATCGATCCACGCCTTGCCCGTTCCGAATGTAACGGATAAATTTTTGGCCGTTGGTGCAAAACACTGCCGGTAAGTATCCAGAATTCCATTGCAAATCAGGCTGGACAGATATGCCGTGAAATCCTCTGCGGTATACACCCGGTCAAGGTTTTGTGCGTTAAAAAATCC